GTATTTAAGTGGCATGTTAGAGATTAAAATTCAATGATTACCTTGATGTCTTCGATCTGAGAAGCCGAACGATTAATTGGAGCACGGTTTTCTAGAAAAAGAATATCACCTGTAAATGGTTTTACTTCTTTATTCAGGAGACCGCCGCTTGCCGCAACTGTGGCAGTACCGCCGGTGTGTCCGGTAATAGCTTCACTTAATTGAAATGTACCATAACCCGTTTTATCATTTTGATGATAACGAACAATACCGGTATCTGCATTATATGCATCAATAAATGCAACTGCACCAGAAGTTCCACCGGTAATGTAATCACCAATATTAAGACCGGTGTGTGCACTGAATTGAAGACCCTTTAATGAGCTTAGAGTTGTGGCTGTCGCAACTGTGCTGGTTCCGTAGGAATACGGATTCTTAACAATACCAATTTGACGGAAGCTGTTATTTACAATGAAATCGGTGCCGCCTTCGGTACCATTCAGACGAACACGGAGCCCGATATAATATGCACCGAGTTCGGAAACCGGATCGGTGCCGTGTCCATTTTTTGGAGAAAGAACTGCACGTGCAGTTGCACCATTACCATTACCACCGGTAAGTGTTACATAAGCAACATTGTAACCTGAACCAGCATTGGTTTGAAAAGTACCTCCTGTACCGGTAACCTTTACTTCGGTAACAACACCGTCAAAAATAATAGCTGTTGCAACAGCACCTGAACCGTCGCCGAATACATTCACGGTAGGAGCTACAGTATAACCAGAACCTCCGTTTGTAACTACATAACGGAAAATTTTACCGTTAAGAGCTACAGAATCATTTTGATAAGCATATTTTACTTGCTCATCGGCAGAAAGATCATTAACATCACCCGATAGCGGGAGTTTTACCGTTTTGACCGGGATGTAGAAATTTGTAAGGAACTTAGTTGCTTCCGTAGTAAATACGGTGAACATATATTTCCAGATGTATGTATCGGCTTCAGCCGTTGGATTTACATTGGTCTGTGTTGGTTTTACAGTAGATCCAGATTCATTTGCTGGAGCCTTAATGCACTTGTATACCTTAAATTCATCGGTGATAATATAAAAAGCAGTTGAATATACATTGGTATCGGCATCGTCCCAGGCTGGATAGAAATTACCGGAAACCCAATCGTGACGTGGAATGATATTGATCACGTCGGAAGCAGTCGCACGCTTCATTGCAATGGCATTCTGCCACGCATCGTTCGCATTAACAATGTTATCGGCTGGATTTGGTGCTTCGGTATCCGTATTGTCGGTAATGACATCAGACCAAGCGTCGGACTTACCAACAAAAAGATACACGCTATTGTCGGTATTGACGATGGCGTCACGGAAGTTGTTGGCATTCTCCGTGCGGAAGTTTGAGGTGATGATTGCTGCCATATTAGAAAGTTATCTTAGGAAGTGATTTGGATATCGGAACCGACATTATTCCAAGGTACAACATTATTTATAGTGTCCTGGACGGTATAGTTTGCATAAGAATACATTGATGTACCCGGGTCAAAGAAATGAGCAATTGAATTGTACCGAGTCTTGAGCATAGTACGATGCTCCGAATTGGTCGCTTCAATTGGAATCTGATCAATAAGAACAGTAAATTCGGTACCCACATAGCCAGCGGTAACCTGGAATTTAATGTTGGTAAACTTGCCAGCCGCCGTAAAGGTTGTACGGAGATATGCTTCTGCCGAATTCTTGTTCGGGAATTGAATGAGTGCCTGGGTGTCGGGCATACCAACAAATACATTGACCGGAAGGTCTTCGTCACCAATGAGACCAGGCTGCAAACGGTGCATCGAACTGAGTATACGTTGAGCATCCTTACCTGCATCATCTGTAACAGAAAAGTGATTTATGTTTTCTAAGAAAATAACAATTTCACCGAAGAAAATGAACCCGGCTGGGTGAACCAACTTATTAAATGGATTGCTCCAAGCATCAACATTGTTACCCGTACGAATAACGTATGAAAACTGTTGGTAGAAATAAGAATCCTGAAGCTTGATTGTATCGGATAAGAAGCCCTTATTCGTGGTATAGATGCCCGGTTCATAATTCACAAAATTACCAGATTGATCATATACGGGGCGGCGACCGGTTTTATCCCATGTTCCCGAAGAAGGAATCAGCATATCACCCTTGGGATAATACACTTCAGCCGTATCATTAAATAGAATCTTAAAGAAAAGAACAATAGAATCACTGGAACCGCGCACCGAATAATAGTGCATTAGATTCTTGTATAATTTTACCTTATCAAGAATCTGATTCTGAAGTGTTTTGGGAATTGATGCCGCAATTTCTTTTTGAATTAGATCGACGTACTTGCTTTCGGCAATATCCAAATCTCTGGCATTGTTGATTGAGTTCAACTCGTAACTTGTCTGACCCACCTCATTTAAATGGCTATAATAATCTTTTAGAAGCTCAATTAACTTAGCCGAAGATGCACGTAGTTGACTTGGTACTAAGGACTCAACGCGAACATTCTCCTTAGTCTTCCGACGCGTACTTGCTAATGTCTCGATTGAATGAGGCATGATTAACGGTGACGAGAAGTTGTAGTGTAATTAATTGCACCAGCAGAACCGGCAACAGCAATTGTATCAATTTCACCAATAACCGATGTGCTTGCTAGATTAATTTCAAGAAGTTGGTTTCTTTTTGGAGCAAGGTCGTTTGAATTTGGAAGTACTGTAATACGAATTGAAGAGGCATCATCGGGTCTAAAACCTGTAAGTGTGACCTTACCCAGACCAGGCTCAATGATACCAGAATCCTTGATTTTAATTCTGTTACCGTTTACAAATTTATAGATGTACACGGTACGGTTATTTGATCCAACAATAGGTGTGTCGCCAAAGTAGTGTTCAACTCCATTAATTAGGAATGAAGTTGATGTAATAATGTCATCAGTAGAATGAGTTTGATAAATTGGCGATGAGTATTCAAGGATGAATGAATTGTTTACTGCCGGATTCGGTGTAATGTCTTTATACATGAACACACGTGCAGTAGAATTCAGGATGGATGGATCCGATTTATCAATATCACGGAGGAATTGAGAGAAACGGAAAACACCATCAAACTTCTTTAGATTGTTATCATTATATGCGCTTACAGTATTACGAATTAAACCTTGCAATTCAATCTTTGTGCGGTCGGTAAGATTTGGATTGTATTTAAAATACACATCGAGCGAGAGATATGTGTATTGTGGATCAACAATCACCGGAGTAATGGATACAACATTCTTACCTTTTAGAACATTTCCAATAATATTATTCTTTTGATCGGCAGTAAGGAAATCGGCACCGTTTGGTTTAACTGCAATATAGACCTTACCGTAGTCGGGAGCTTCTTGATCCTCTCCACCCCAAACAGAAATACTTTCAATATAACCTACGCTCTTTAGAATTAATGCGCGGTAATCGTCGGCGGTTACAGCACGGTTCTGAGCCACAAAGGTAAGCGGAGCATTATAACGGATTGATTCAATGGTCTCACGAATTGCGCCACCGTATGAAGCTGTTACAGTAGAAATGGAAGTTACATTATAACCCGAAATCATATCACTTGCAGTAAAGGTTGTTGCACCGTTAGCTGTCTTACCTGTGGTATAGACGTATTCTATTTCTACAATATTGTTTGAAGTTGGTTTCTTGCCCAATACACCATCACCAAAATAAATTTCGTAGGTTCCTTGAGAATCTTCTTGGAGATAATAAATTTGTGATGTTTCATCAATACCGACAAGTGTAGTGAATTTTGTATAAATCGCGTATTCACTGGATTCTTCATTGGCTTTAATGCGGACACGCATTGTATTGGTGTCAATATTGTCATCCGACATGGTAAACTTCTGATTCTCCAGAGAATTATCAACTCTGTAAAGCATACGTTTTAGGGTTCCCTGTGTTACCTCAATATTGGAGAATGTATAGACGCCACCCAACAGTGGTGCCGATGCCGCTTCCAGAACAACAAATATGTACGATACTTGATCCAGAGTTGTAGTAAAACGAGTTCCTCTGTCCAGTTGAAGATACGCCGGAGGTGTTACACCTCCGGTTACCGAAAAACTAATTACCGCTTTTGAAGAAGTGAAGGAACGTGGAACATAACCCAAAAGTTTGGCGTGTGAAACTACATTACCACGAATCTGAGCTGAATCCAGAAAGGTCTCATTTAATGAAAGATGCGCGACCATTGCGTTGTAATGGGTATTGTATGCAAGGATGTCAAGCAGCAGAGATAAACCCGAACCGTCAAAGTCCCAAGAATTGTATTTGCTTTGAGAACGGAAGTGATCTTTAATGGAATCTTTGATCTTATCAAAGTCCAGTTCGGTTACATTGAATTGAGCCATGGTGGTAAATTAGCGAAGTCTTTGAAGATATAGGGTCATATCGACCGAACGATTGGGTACGATGATTCTAAATGATATTGTAATCCCATAACGGTTATTGTCGGAATCATCTACAACATTAACTCCCACCGAATCGACACGTGGTTCATATCTTTCCAGAATGTAGTGAATAGCATTACGCAGAGAGGCAATTGTAAGACGGTCGGCTGGTTCAAATAACATGCCGCTGATATTACCGCCAAGGTTGGGTTGGAATGGTCTCTCGTTGAAATTGGTAAGAACAAGATTCTTTACGGCATAAACAACGGCATCAATGTCGGTAAGAGGTACAATATCACCTCCTGTGACACCATCCAACGCCAAACTCAGATCCAAATCGGTATACAGAGATTTCTTGGATACAACAGCCGAAATAGTCTCGGTAACGTTGTAGTCAGAATAATTCTGTGGTCGAATGGTTGCCATGTGGAGTAATGCTATTTATAACAATATTCCAGATGTTTATCTTACGGATTCGGACGGTCAAGAGTAGGCTTGGACGCAATATAGCCGTCAGCCTGACCTCCGGAATTTGCAATAGGACTCTTTGCTGGGTCGGTACTTACTCGGTCCGCCATATTTGATACATTCAATAATCCGGCTGCAACATCCTTATCTGCATAATTTTGTTTAAGTGCGGCAATATCTTTATATGCATCATTTACAGTTTTAAACAATCCGCTATCCGGTATTGACGGTATTATATCATTGATCGAAGGCATTTGAATGTTACATTGCAATTTATTCAATTTATTCTGAATTGCTGTAAGTAGGTCGGAGTATGCCTTAGCAAGTTCGGCATAAGTTGCCACCACCTTTAAATACATTTCATAATACTTACCGCAGTGTTTCTTTGCCCAAGCGATCAGTTTCTTTAAATTTGTAGGTGGTAGAGCCAGTTCAAGAAGTTTAGCCATTTCTTCAAGTAAGGCTTCCAATTGCTCCTTAATCATCTTCTCGACTGCTTTAATGAGCTCGGCTAGAGCATCACAATCGGGAATCTGATCAATTTCCTTTGTTACCGTTTTCACCCATTCCGTATTAACGTATCCTAAGTTTGCCATAATTTATTTCTCCTTATATGATATTAACAATAACACCTTTTGCGACGGTAACTGTTTTACCGTCTACCGTTGTAAATGAGTCGCTTGCACCGTTTAGGCAATTTACGTTGCCATTTAGATTAATAGATGCAAAATTGACCTGAAAGCCGCTTGATGTAACACTTGCAACCGAACCATTAGAAACTGGGTTACCGCCATTACTGCTAATCGCTGATGGATGTCCACTTAAACTTGTCTCAACGGTTTCAAGATACTTTTTTGTATCTAAATGATCAGTGCCATCAATTTTTGACTGACGGTGTCCATGAATATATTCCGTCTTATTACCGGTAACTTCTAAATGATAATCTCCTTTTACATATTGACGAACATTACCCTCAACTGTTAAACGGTATCCTCCTTTTCCCTTGTTCCCTTTGATGTAGACATTTTCATCTCCCATAACTACGGTATATTTGTCGCCAACTACCGTTGTAGTTTCATTACCTTGAGCATCAATTTCCTTATAAGTACCTGATTTATGGTAATCCAGGGTTCTTTCCTTGTCTGGTGTATCGTCTACCTCGAAGACGTGTCCAGATTCACTATGAAATACTTGATTTTTTGGATACTGAGGAGAAATAACTGTTTTAATTTCCCAACTTTTCCATGCAGTTGGAATAATATATGAGTCTTTATCTGAAATTTTAGCAAGAGTCATCCTTGGTGCGGTTGCCGTAATGACTTTGTCTTGTAATAATGCAACACGCTTTTTGTATGCGTCTGCTTCACTATATAAAATTTTATTTGCACCATTTATTGCTTCTGTTGGTGTATCTGGAAAATTATTTGTAACAAACAACTCAAGAGGGTATTTGCCATCAGGGTCTGAAAAACCCTTTGATTTATCTGGTAATTTTACGGATGAAGATGGTATTGTTCCAAGAATAATAGGATCCTGTGCCGATGGACCGTCGCGGAAAAACCCCACAACCCAAGAACCTTGTAGAATACCAGTTGCTGAAATACCGATACCCGACATTGAAGCGGAATTTACTGGCATCATGGGAGTTGCCCATGGTAAATCGGATGTTGCAATTAAACCTTTATCGTCGGTATGATAACCAATGCAACGAACTTTTATGCGACCTAACTGAAAGGGGTCATTAATATCCTCAACAACTCCCGTAAACCACGCAAAGGTACCTCCAATAAATTGATCGGGCGAGGTTATCATGTTGTTAAAAAGTCATTTGAAAAACTATCAGTTTTTACTCGTACGGAAGAAAAATAATCTTCTGCAAAATTATGTATAACTGATGTTACCACATAATTTCCAGTAAAGAATCTATCAACGCCTGGCGCCCTACTGTTTATTAAAGAACCTTTTTTAGATGTTTTAGGGTCTTCTGCTGGAGCAATAGTAAGTAAAACAATTTTACCACAATTAAGGCTAAAATCACCGGTGACATTAAAATCATGCACCATTGTTTCTAAATTCTCTGTAAGAGATTGAGCAATATTGATTCTTGATGTTCCCGTACTGCTGTGATAATTAGAAGTATTTTTGTAATCGTAATCTAGTTTATTAGAATTCAATGTTATATTGCTGAATGCCCAAGAATTCAATGGAATATAATTAATGTTTGAATTTTTAAAATCCGAAAGACTTTTGCCGCGTCCCACTTTAATGTTTTCGGCTCTTTCCGAAAATGATGTATCTTCGCTATAAGATTTTATCTCCGAAATACCTTCCGGAGCGAATTGTTGAGATAATGTAGAATAATTGCCTATCTTAGACATTTTTGAAAATTCTTTATTATAATCAAACTCCGTTGTGATAATCTGTTTTGTCGCAATATCAACATAGATACTTTTTGACGCATATGCACCGTTTGCGCCGGATAAAAGTTTAGACATCCGAAGATCCGATGAAAGATCCATAATTCTTGAACTTCTTTCGCTATAATCTTCTAATGTACCAGGATGAGAACTAAAAAATCTTCCTTCTTTATATTCTTTATAAGGTGTATCATTACTTCTTTTATTGAAATCAGTATGAGAATCAATTTTAATCTTACCGTTCAAAGTTTCATAACAATAAAAGGGAGAACCATGGGAGTCATAGGCGTGACGCAGCGCCCATTGAATGGCATCTATTGGTGCAAGATTCGGTACAATAAATTTTACAACAGATGTATTTTCAGTGGTAACTTCAATATTATATGAAGGTACATCTAGATCGTTCATCAAAACTTCTTTTACAAAATTTTTAATATCACCGGTGTATGATCTGGATATTTTCTTGAATTTCGATAGAAATATGTGTTTACTTACTGCTTTTATAGTATAAACCTGTACACGGTTTTCAAATTTACCATAAAGAGGGTATTCGCTTACATAGAATAAATGACTTATTTTTTCATTTTCTCCATTTATATTCGTGGATATTTTAGATGTAGTGCTGCTGCCCATTACATAAACACGTCTTGAAAGATTTACGGTAATTGTTTCATGACCCGTCA